CACTACAATGGAACAGGAATTTCCTCCTGTTAAGATTGAGCGTAAGATTGTTGATAAAGAATTATCTTCCGTTGGTCGTGCTGATAGTGAATTCGCCGAGAAGCTTGTTACATGGGCTGATGTGATTCGTAAAACATTTATGGATGGTGGTTGTGATGAAGTGATTTCCACTCGCCGTTTGGTACACATTGTTGAAACATACGGCATCTTTGGTGATAAAATGAAGGCAATTACCCTTTGTTTGAATCGTTTTGATGATGATACTAAGGGATCATTCATTGATTTGTATACCAAAGTTGACGCTGGTGCTTCTGCTGAAGAAATTCTGGCACCACAACCTGAACCAGAAATTCCGGTAAATGAAAATCCTGAGGTTGAAGAAAATCAACCTTTCTAATAGTTAGTTGTTCGGCACTTGACCCGGCGATAGCCGGGTCTTTTTTCATTTGTACCTGTGTAATGCTTGACAACAGGTTCATAATATGATATAATAGTCTTATATTTGAGAGAACGGTCGCCTCTCAAATGCTTTTTAATTTGCGACCAATTTATGGAGTTATTTGTAATGAAATCAACTAAAGCTCGTGTTCTCGCCTATTTGTCTAAAGATAGCGAATACAACACACTCACACCACAAAAAATGCAATCTGTTTTCGGTGTTGCTAATCCTTCCGCTACTATCAATGAGTTGCGTAACGAAGGTAATGCAATCTATCTGAACTCACGCATTAACGCAAATGGCGATAAAGTTTCCTTCTATCGTCTTGGTTCTCCAACCAAGCGCATGGTCGCTGAAGGCATTGCCGCTATTCGTGCTCAAGGTGAGCGTGCTTTTGCCTAAAATAGTTTAGGAAAAGCTGAGAGAAAGCGATATATATGGTATCGCTTTCTCTCTTTTTGTTTATGGAGTTTTTATGGAAATAGAAATCAAAGTTGAAGATTTGAAAAAAAATAAGGTGTTTATTGCAACACCAATGTATGGTGGTATGGCTCACGGCCTTTATATTAAGTCGTGCTTAGATTTACAAGGCACACTTTCAAAATATGGCGTAGAGTCTAAATTTTCTTTCCTTTTTAACGAATCTCTTATTACAAGAGCTCGTAATTATCTCGTAGATGAATTTCTACGAACAGATTACACACACTTACTTTTTATTGATTCGGATATTCATTATAGTCCGCAAGATGTAATTGCGATGTTAGCCTTAGATAAAGATGTTATTGGTGGCCCCTATCCAAAGAAGTCAATCAATTGGGGTAATGTTGCTGCAGCTGCAAGAAAACATCCAGATTTAGAACCAAAAGAACTTGAAAATCTTGTTGGTGAATATGTTTTCAATGTTGTAAAAGGAACGCAATCTTTTAATGTAACAGAACCATTAGAAGTTTTAGAAATTGGTACTGGTTATATGTTAGTTAAAAGGCAAGTTTTTTCGAAACTTGCTGAAGCTTTTCCAATGATTCACTATAAACCTGACCATGTTGGCCAAGCTAACTTTGATGGGACTCGTTATATTCACGCATACTTTGATACTGTAATTGATAGTAAAGATTCAATTACGGGTGGTGGTTCTGACCGTTATCTAAGTGAAGATTATATGTTCTGTCAAATGTGGCGTAAGATTGGTGGCCAAGTTTTCTTATGTCCTTGGGTTAAAACACAACACATTGGCACTTATGCATTTACTGGTAATATGCCAGCTGTTGCTAATCTTACTGGTAAATTATAATGGTTGGTATAGCTGAAACTGTTAAAGCTTCTCAAACATCAACAACAGGTGGTCGCAAGTTTGATGGTGGTAAATTACAATATGGTTTATTACCACCACTTGCACTTAAAGCCACAGTTGATGTATTAACCTTTGGTGCTGAGAAGTATGAACCTGATAATTGGAAATATGTACCAGATTCCAAACGCAGGTACTTTGATGCAGCCCAAAGACACTTGTGGGCATGGAAAGAAGGCGAACAAATTGATCCTGAATCAGGCAAACATCATTTAGCTCATGCTCTTTGTTGCTTGACATTCTTATATGAACATGATATAATGTATTCTGTTGATGATAAATCTTAATTATGGAGTGATGTATGAAATTATCTAATGAAACAATCTCAGTATTAAAAAACTTTGGTGCAATTAACCAAGGTATCCTTTTCAAAAAAGGTAAAACATTAAAGACCGTTTCTGGTCACAAAAACATTCTTGCTGAAGTCACAATCAAGGAAGATATTCCTGCTGACTTTGGTGTGTATGATTTAAACAATTTTTTATCCGTTGTATCGATGCATAAAGATGGTCCATCATTTGAATTTGACGATAATCATGTGATCATTGTTGGAAATAAAGGTCGTAGCAAAGTAAAGTATCGGTTTTGTGCTCCACATATGATTGTCACTCCTCCTGAAAAAGAGTTGGCAATGCCTGAAGCCGAAATCTCATTTGAATTAAAAGCAGAAGATTTCGATTGGATTCTTCGTGCTGCTTCAATTCTAAATTGTCCTCATGTCGCTGTTGAATCAGACGGACAAACCACCAATTTAATTACACTTGACACACAAAATGATTCTGCTCACACCGATTCTCTTGAACTTGGTTCTAATGAAAGCGGAAATAAATACAAGATGATATTCAGAACAGAAAATATCAGTAAGGTTTTACCCGGTTCGTATGATGTGTCTGTCTCCTCAAAAGGCATTTCACATTTCAAAAACAAAACTATTCCATTGCAATACTATATTTCAACAGAGCAAGGAAGTAAATTCGAAAGGAAACAATAATGGCGTTTATAACACTCACTCAAAAAGGTACAAATGTATCGTTTACACTCAACACAGATAATGTTATATGTGTGGAAGATTCTTCAGAAGGCACAAGAATTATATTCAATAATGCCCATATTTACATTGCAGAAGAAGATTATCTTACCGTTAGTGGTCAATTTAAAGCTGCTTAATTTGTAAAGTTATTTAATTTATATTATGATTTATGTGAAAGGTTCCCATGGAACATTTATTATGGACAGAGAAGTATCGGCCACAAAATGTAGAAGATTGTATTCTACCGGAACGATTGAAAAAACCATTTCAGGAATATGTAAATCAAAAACAAATTCCTAATTTACTTTTGGCTGGTGGTGCTGGTGTAGGAAAGACCACCATTGCCAAAGCCATGTGTAATGAAATTGGTTGTGATTTCATGGTCATCAATGGTTCAGATGAAAGTGGTATTGATATTTTCAGAACTAAGATTAAAAATTATGCTTCTTCGGTATCACTTTCTGGTGGCCGAAAGGTCATTATCATTGATGAAGCAGATTATCTAAATCCAAACTCAACACAACCTGCTTTACGAAATGCAATAGAAGAGTTTGCAAGTAACTGCTCTTTCATATTTACTTGTAATTACAAAAATCGCATTATAGACCCACTTCATAGCCGTTGTGCGGTTATTGACTTTGGCCTCAAGAACGGTGAGAAGGCCAAGATGGCATCCGCCTTCTTTAAACGGATTCAGTCAATTTTGCAAAGTGAAAAAGTTGACTCTGATGACAAGGTTCTTGCAGAGCTTGTAAAGAAACATTTTCCAGATTTTCGCCGTGTTCTTAATGAACTTCAAAGGTACTCACAATTTGGTGCTATCGACACAGGTATTCTCACACAAATTGCTGACGTGTCAATTGACGAACTATCAAAGCATATTGCTTCAAAAGATTTTGGTGCGATTCGTAAATGGGTAGCGTCACACGAAATAGACAATACCACCCTTTTTCGTGCATTATATGATACACTTTATGATGTTCTTAAACCAACATCTATTCCTCAAGCTGTAATTATTCTTGCAGATTATCAATATAAGGCTGCGTTTGTAGCAGACCAAGAAATCAATACGGTTGCTTGTTTGACCGAACTAATGGTGTCTTGTGAGTTCAATTAATGAATGATTTATTTTATAACCTATTTGAATGGATAAAAGATGATTGGCGAAGTGGTCGTTTCCGTTTTATTGTTGAGTTGTTGGCTTGGGCTATTAGTATTGCTTGCTCTATTACTATGGCACTTACCGTTCCGAACCCACCGTTACTGGTTTTATATCCTATTTGGATCCTTGGTTGCTCTCTTTATGCTTGGGCTTCATGGACTCGTAAGTCATTTGGTATGCTTGCTAACTACATTCTGTTAACTACTATTGATACAATCGGACTGATTAGGATGTTGACATGAGCCCATTTGATTATGTAAAAGAAATTTTACAAGGTAAAAAACAACTTATTATTGACGACCTTACAGAAAAAGAATATTTACCTTTTATTGTAAATCGCAGCCTTTCATATCATAAAGATTGCGTAATGTATGCAAATGAGATGAATAGAAGGCATTTTGTTGACAAAAAGTTGCAAAATGATTTTTTACTAAATACCGTGAGGTCTCAAAAGCGACCTTTTGCGAAGTGGGTTAAGGTTGAAAAAAGTGATGATTTGGAATGCGTAAAAAAGATTTATGGTTTATCCGATTCAAAAGCCCGTGAGGCACTTCAACTACTAAGCAAAGAACAAATCCAACAATTAAAAGAACAAACCCTAGTGGGTGGATTAAGGAAGTAAAATGGTAGACCTGACGAAGTTCGTTGAGGTTTTTCTCAATGAGCAAGATGATTTTTTAAAGGTGAGAGAAACACTTACTCGTATTGGGGTATCTTCTCGTAAAGAAAAAGTGTTATATCAATCTTGCCATATATTACATAAACAAGGCCGTTATTACATCGTTCATTTTAAGGAACTATTTGCATTAGATGGCAAACCATCTAATATTTCTGAGAATGACATACAGCGTAGAAATGCTATTGCAAATTTACTAGAAGAATGGGGTCTGGTAAAAATATTAAACTACAAATTGATTGAAGATAATATTGCACCACTACATCAAATAAAAATTATTTCATTTAAAGAAAAAGATGATTGGGAATTAATTACAAAATACAATATAGGCAAAAAAGTTTAATGATAAATTATGGCTACAAAACTGAAAAACCGGTATTCCGGAGATATTTTTTTTACCGATAACTACGAAGATGTTCGTAAGGTAAATAATAATGAATTTATTCTAATATATTCTGAGGCAAATCCGAAAAGAAAATATTTAGCTAATCGTGATGCTTTTGAAATTATTGACTAAATAAATCCGCAGCGCCTAATGGGCTGCATTTTAATTAACTCGCTTAAAAGGAGAAAACTATGACAGTAGGACGTATTTCATTTGGACCTTTGGTTCATTCATCATTAGGATTTGAGCGTTTCTTTGATGATATTGAGAAACTTTTAAACATGGATTCCGCAAAGGTAACCCAATCTTTTCCCCCACATAATATCATTAAGTTAGATGACACTCACTATGTCGTTGAGCTTGCTGTTGCTGGTTTCAGTAAAGATGAAATTGAAATTACAACGGAAGATGGCACTCTTACCATTAAGGGTGATAGAAAAGAAAAAGACAATGATGTGACCTATCTACATCGTGGTATTGGCACTCGATCATTCACAAAAACCTTGACGATTGCTGAAACTGTAGAAGTGAAGGGTGCGGAGTTTAAAGATGGCGTTCTGCGTGTTGGTTTAGAGAATATAATTCCTGAACACAAAAAACCACGCAAAATTCAAATTAGTAATGAACTTAAAGAGTTTAAGCCACAACTTCTGCAAGAGAAGAAAGTAGCATAACTCAGCGGGGCTCTGCCCCGCTTTACTTGGAGATATTATGGGCGGTAAACGTGATAAAAACTTTAGACTTAGTAAACAAACTAAGAGATTTTTGGCAACATTTGTTGATGCAAATAAGCGAAACGAATACAAAAAAAGTATGATCGAAGCTGAAATTGCTGGATCAATTATTGTCAAATCCAAAAAAACAAAAGATCCATCTGAGCAATGAAAAAGAAATTTATTGATGCTCATATGGCATCAGCAAAGGTGTATTCTCAACTATCATCAGCAAAAAGATTAAAGGTTGGTTGTGTGATCGTAAAAGATAACACAATCATTGGTATTGGCTATAATGGAATGCCAAGTGGTTGGGATAATAACTGTGAAGATGTAATAGAACAACATGAAGATGGCGGTCAAATATTAAAAACAAAACCAGAAGTTCTTCATGCAGAAACAAATGCAATTGCAAAAGTAGCTAGATCAACCAATTCTACAGATGGAGCAGATATTTTTATTACTCATGCTCCATGTTTAGAATGTGCCAAACTTATACATCAAGCCGGTATTAAAAATATTTGGTTTGGTGAACATTATCGTGATGAATCAGGTATTAATTTTCTCCAAAAATGTAAAATAGAAGTGAATCATGTTGAACAAAACTTATACAAGTAAAGTATTAGAAATTTGTGAGAACGGTGATGCTATTGTAGAATTACCGCCAGAACTAATAGAAGAATTAGGTTGGCAGATAAATGATAAACTTAATATGGATATGGTTGCGGGTGCAGTTATTATTGAAAATATCGATAACAATAATAGAAAAAAATCATTAGACAAACCTGCTTAATTAAGTTATACTATGAATACATATTATTATTAGTTTTAAACTATTATAGGAGAAAATATGGAGTTACAACATATCTGTTTAGTTTGTGGCCATGTTCACGATGAAGCAACAGAAGGTAAGTTCGAAGAATTATCGGACTTGTTTACTTGTCCAGAATGTGGTTGTTTTAAAGAAGAATATTATTCAGTAACTAAGGAGAAATAGTATGGCAAAAACAGTAAAAGGTACTCGTACCGAAGCAGCATTGAAA